GAGTCAAGGCATTCCACCCCGATGTAGTCTATGTGAGGACTACTGTGGACCAGTTTGGTCTTTCTGGATTAGACGCACACTATACTAACCTTACAGAAGAACAATATACAGAGGCAGTAGCAGGATTATGAGACGCAGATTTCAAGAACTCCTTACAGAGGAGATGAAAAAAAATGAAAATATCTATCTTCTAGTTGGGGATGTTGGATATAAAATCTTTGACCATTTGCGTGAAGATTATCCAGACCGAGTAATTAATCCTGGCGCAGCAGAACAATTAATGTTGGGTATGGCTGTTGGTCTTGCCATGGAAGGTAAGATTCCTGTTTGCTATTCCATTACTCCTTTTGTTCTGTATCGTCCCTTTGAATTTATTCGCAACTTCTTGCATAACGAAAAGATTCCCGTTAAGTTGGTTGGTAGTGGTCGTAATGATGATTATGGGCCCTGCGGATTCTCACACTATGCCTGTGAGGATATGAAAGTCCTTGAGTCTCTTCCCAATATTGAAGTCTTCCGACCAGAATCAAAAGAAGAAGTAGATATTGAAAAGTTTCTTTATTCAAAGTCACCATCTTATATTAATCTTAAACGATGAAAATTCTCTTTACTGGTGGTAATGGTTTTATTGGCAGAGAAATTATTCCTCTTCTTAAAAAAGATGGATTTGAAGTAACTGCACCATCTTCAAGAGAACTCAATTTAATTGATAATAAGTCAGTAAGAGAATATTTTGATAAGAATGGTTTTGAATATGATGCGGTTGTTCATGCTGCCGTTTTGGGTGGCCGCAGAGTTTCTCAAGATGATTTGTTAGTCTACTTTGATAATATGAGAATGTTTGAGAACATCATCTCATATAAAGTTGATCGTTTTATTCATTTTGATAGTGGAGCATCTCTATACGGTAGTGGGAAAATCGCTCACACACCATATGGATTTTCAAAGTATTGTATGTCTAGGTCTACCGAAGAACATCCTGGAGGAACTAATTTAAAAATCTATGGATGCTTTGGTGCTCTTGAAGATGAACATAGATTCTTAAAAACAGCAATCAAAAATTATAAGAACAAAGAGCCAATTACAATCTTTCAAGATAAACTCTTTGACTTGTTCTATGTGAAGGATTTGTATAAGGTTCTTAAGTATAGTTTGGAAGTATCATCTGCAATTCAACCAAAGAACTTAAACTGTGTATATGATCGTAAATATTATTTGAGTGATATTGCAGAGATGGTAAACGGACTCGATTCTCATCAGGTTCCTATTCTCATCGAAGAAAATGAGAAGGGAAATGCCTATTGCGGAAATTATAGTATTGATTTAAACTATACTGGACTAGAACAAGGTATTATGGAGGTATATGAAAGTCTTCGTTAATGGTTGTTTTGATGTTCTACATAAGGGACATTTCTCAATGCTTCAATATGCTTCTAGTTTAGGGCAACTTTCTGTTGCTCTAGATACTGATGAAAAAGTAGCACAGGCAAAAGGTTCTGATAGACCAATTTATCCTCTTGAAGATAGAGTCTATCAAATGTGTTGCATTAAAGGTGTTGATACAGTATACACTTTTAATACAAAAGAAGAACTGGAAAGATTGGTTGAGGCTATTAAACCTGATATAATGGTTGTCGGTTCTGATTGGAAAGGTAAGGAAGTTGTAGGTTCTCAATATGCAAAAGAAGTCAGATTCTTCGATAGGATCGGAGATTACTCCACTACAAAAACAATTCAAGGTTCTTCTTATCGGTGATAGTTGTGTAGACCAGTATGTTTACGGAACCTGTGATAGAATAAATCCAGAGGCACCCGTTCCTATTCTTAAATATACAAGGCAGGAACGTGTTGATGGGATGGCATATAATGTTAGAAACAATCTGCAGGCATTTGGCCTAGACGTTACAACAATTACTCAGGAAGAACGTATTGTTAAGACGCGGTATATTGATGAGCGTTATAGTCAACAGATTTTAAGAGTGGATACTGAGGGTGTAATTGAACCTCTTGGTTATGGTCTCCCACAAGAAAGATTCAATGCCCTTGTCATATCTGATTATGATAAGGGATTTATCACATCTAGACGATTATTTGAATTGGTAGAATGGTTTGATGGGCCTGTCTTTATTGATAGTAAGAAGACGCTTCTTCCAGTGGATGATGCTTTTATCAAAATCAACAATCATGAGTATGATAAATTGCAAAATGAGAACCATGATAATCTGATTATTACTATGGGGTCCAAAGGAGCAGAATATCGAGGCACACTATATCCAGGGGAGAAAGTGAGTACATATGATGTATGTGGTGCGGGTGATACTTTCTTATCTGCTTTAGTTTACTTTTATCTTTTATATGGTAAAATAGAAACTGCCATACCATATGCAAACAAAGCAGCATCAATTGCTGTATCTAATTTTGGGACTTACATACTAAATCAAAAAGATATTGATGAGATACGTTGTAGACATTGACGGAACTATTTGTACACCTGGTACAACTGAAGAGACACGCTACACTGAAGCGTTGCCGATTCAAGATAGAATTGATAGAATAAATAAACTATACGACGAGGGACACACCATCGTATATCTTACTGCCAGAGGAATGGGTCGGTATAAAAATAATGCTGATCTGGCAAAGAAAGAATTCTACGAATTTACGGAAATACAACTAAGATTGTGGGGATGTAAGTATCATCAATTATTCTTAGGTAAGCCCTCTGGTGACTATTACATTGACGATAAAGGGGTAAACTCTGATGACTTCTTCGGAGATTAAGTTTGTTCCCAAAGGATGGGGACACGAAAAGTGGATTGTCAATACTGATGAGTATTGTGGCAAACTTCTCTTCTTTGAAGAGGGGAAGAGATGCTCTTGGCATTATCACAAACTTAAGGACGAAACATTTTACCTCCAATCTGGTAAACTTCTTTTGTACTATGGAGAGACTGATAGTCTTGAGGGCGCAAAGGATATTGTTCTTTCACCAGGAGACAAGTTTCACATCTATCGTGGCCTTAGACATCAGATGATTGCTATTGAACCATCTGAATTATTTGAATTTTCTACACAACATTTTGAAGAAGATAGTTATCGCGTATTAAAAGGAGACTGAAATGACTTTTGAGATTAGATTGACGGAGGGTAATCATCGAGGTTTCCTTTCCAACTTCATCACTATTTTGACTGGATACAGAGCACTTGAGAGAGCAGGAGTAGATCTGAATAAGGTCTGTGTTGATCCTTCAATGTTTATGTTGTATGGCAACCCAAACAATTGGTTTGATCCTGACAAGGTATCTGATGATGCACCGCAGGTAGCAAATACGCAAGACTTGTTTGATTGTGATTATCCTTGGGGTTCTTTCAGAGACTTTGATCTTAACAAATACAGACAATATCTCCCCTTCAATGATAGAATGCAATCAATCATTGATGGTATTCCAACAGAGAAATATGCAAATTGTTTGGGTGTACACTATCGCGGCACTGATGGAGTTGGCCATACTGAGTTTGTTGGTGTAGAAAAGTATCTGAATGCCGCAGCAGAAGAACTTGAGTCTGGTGATTATGAAGGCATCTTTCTTGCCACAGACCAGACGGATATTGTTGACATCTTCAAAGAAAGATTTAAGGATGTTGAGATTCACTGCTATGACCACCAGAGGACGATGAGCAGAGCAGGCCTGCACTATTCCATTCAGGCACAACCAAACTCTCCTGAGAGGATTCTGGCTGGAGATGAGGTTTTGATTGATGCAACTACTCTGTCGATGTGTAGGACGATGATTGGAAAGTCATCCAACATCACAAACTACGCACGCATTCTGAATCCATTCCTGGAGACTCTTTATCAAGATTTGGATAGTAGTAATGAGCATGGAGACCACCGTGACTTTAGTGAGCACGGATATATTGAAAGGTTCCCACAGATTAGAACCAAGGACATTCAACCATTCATCTTTAACTGGAGAAATCAGTTTGAGAAGACTTGCGCGATTGAAGATTCTCTGAAAGAAATCTTTGGTGAAGTGACTGTTATCAATAGTGATGAAGAGAATACTCGCGAAGGTTGGATTAATCTTGGTGATGAAGCATATTTTACAATGCAATTCAGAACGGCACTTGCTCTTTTAAAACCCGACAAAAAAGTTCTAATGCATTGTCAGGGCGATACTGTCTTTAATAATTACGAACAACTTGTAAAAGACGCAAGAAAGTATTATAATCTGTATGAGTGGGGAGTGTATGCCCCTGATGTAACAAATGTCTGGTATACGCCTGAGCACACCGATATCGATGGTATTGAGTCTGAAGATGAAAATATCAAGATGGTTGCTTGTACTGATGAGACGGTATGGTTTGTGCATAGAGACATCATTGATGAATACTATGCAAGAGGCCTACCTGATGTTATGACCCACGAACGCATGAAGATGGGTTGGGGATGGGACTTGGTGATGAATGGTATTTCCTTCTTGAAAGGTAGGCCAGTCATCCGTGACTATGCTCACCAGATTCAACACGCCAAAGGAACTAACTACAATAAAAATTCTGCAGGCGAAGAGATGGCAGGACTTTGGAATAGTCTCCAAGACGATCTGAAAGAATGTATCTCTTATATCAAAGGAGATAGAGAAAAACTGACCAAGTATTTTTGATAATGGATAAAAACAAATCTGCTTTCAAGTTACAGGGTATTCCACATATTTACTGGTTAAACCTTGATGCCGATGAGAGTCGTCGTCAGTATATGGAACAACAGTTTGATTATTGGAAAATCACTAATCATACTCGCATTTCTGGTTTTGATGGTCGTGATGATGATGTTGCATATCATTTGAAGGGAAGAGTTCCTGATAACATTACTCCTGGAGAACTTGGTTGCTGCTTGAGTCATCTTAAAGCAATCAAGCATTTCTATGAAGAGACCGACGATGATTATTGTATGATTGTTGAGGATGATGTTAATTTTGATATTGCAAGATACTGGAACTTCACCTGGAAAGAATTTTTCGGTCTTGTCCCATATGATTGGGACTGTCTTCAGTTGACTACTATTTGTACAGGAGATATTCATGTTAAACTGCACCTTAAGTTTATCAATGACTTCTCTGCAGCGGTCTACTTAATCTCTAGGCACCATGCTGCTAAGATTATCAAGAACCATGTTCGTGGTGATAAGTTTAAATTGGACAACGGAGTTAAACCTAGAGCCGTATCTGAAGATGTTATTCTTGAGACGGGTAAAACTTATACTATTCCTTTGTTTCTGTATAACTTAAACTTTGGTTCTACGATTCACCAGGAACACATCTCCGTATTCCATAAAGGACCACATGATGCTCTCCTGAACTGGTGGCAACAAAGTGGTGCTAGTATTGACATTAGGGACCATATGAACTATGATCCTTATCTTGGCAGGATTACCGAGAACTCTGCCGCGAAAGCAGCACAAAATTCGGGAAACCCACCAACTTGACAGACATCTAAAAATCTGTTAAGATAAATAACAATTGGCACATGTGCCAATTCACTGACCAATGCCTCAACTACTCGCAACGGTTCTGTGTTATAATGTTCAAGCGGGGAAAGTCGAACTCCCCCTTCATCTGCGGGTAATCATTCCGCAAGTAAATTTAAGAGGTATCTAAAATGATCAAATCTGTATTCGCAGCGACTGCTGCTCTGTCCATGTCTGCCGGCGCTGCTTTTGCAGGTCCTTATGTCAATGTGGAAGCTAACTCTGGTTGGACCGGTAGCGACTACAACGGCACTGCTACCGACCTCCATGTTGGTTACGAAGGTGCTCTTGGCGAGAAGACTTCTTACTATGTCCAAGGTGGCGCTACAATCGTCTCCCCTGATGGTGGCGAAAGCGATACCGTTCCTTCTGGTAAGGCAGGTCTTGGCGTTGCTGTAACTGATGCACTGGGTGCTTACGGCGAAGTTTCGTTCGTTGGTTCTGGTGACAAGGACATCGACCGTGGTTACGGTGCTAAGCTGGGTCTGAAGTACTCCTTCTGATAAACCATGCTAAAATTGAGGGGTCTTCAAGGCCCCTCTTTTTTTATGAAAAGATTTCTTTTTTCCCCAGTAACTCACCTTAATCTTTTGATTGTGGGTTTTTTGATTTTAGTTCAGGGACTTCACACTCATGCCCATTACACAATGGAATTTGACACTGATAGTTATGTCAGGGCATTCTGTAAAAAGAACATGAAAACTTGTAAAAATATCGTAAATGGTTATAATTGACACAAAGAGCCTCTTGACAGAGGTTCTTTTTTAATATATAATATGTAAAGATTTATAACAGGATGTAACATGACTGTAACAACTAACGATCAAGGACAGATGAACATGTGGGCAAAAGAGCCCGAAATGGTAATCGAGTCCTATCATTCCAAAGGTCTGGATACTCCTTATGAATATATCGAGCGTTACAATGGTCGCTGGGCGATGATGGGTATCATCTCTGGTTTCCTTTCATACGCTATCACTGGCAAGTTTTTCTTTGGCATCTTCTGATGACAGCAACACTTTTTACTGCAACTTCAGTTGCATTTTTTGTCCTTTTAGGTTATTCAGTACAACAACTTTGTGAGACTTATTGATGGAAACTTCTTTGATTGAACTTCTGACTTATTATGTTATTGGTGGAGCACTTTTAGTTGGTGCTCCTGCAGTATTTTTTATTATCGCATTTATGCCAGCCCTTCAAAATACAAAGGGTCGTATGGTAGGATACAAAGATCATAAAATCTATGGTGACAGTTCTCTCTATGAAAATACCCGTGGTGATAACACTAAATTTTTTCTTGAACTCCCATGAATAAATTTTATCTTTTTTCAAAAGAATCTTGTGGACCTTGTAAGTTGGTGGATAAATACATGTCCTCCATCAAAGATGAACGTACTTCTCTTTTAGAGAAAGTAGACCTTGAAGATTTTAGTGATACCCCAATTCCTCAAGAGAATCTTGACCTTGCATCCAAGTACGGTGTTACGGCTACACCAGTATTAATTATTGCATCGCCCTCTGGATTGAAACTTGAAGAAAAAATTGGAGGTATGCAAATCACTCAAAACATTAGAAAGTTATTCGATCAGTATGCCTAATCCAAACGCACTTTATCAGGACATGCAGAAACTCGATGATATGTATGAAGAGTTGATGTGGCATCCTGATGATGAGCTACAATTCACCCATGATGGTACTAAAATCATCATTACAAACAAAACAATAGAGGAAAAAAACAATGTTTAATGACAAAGCAGAAAAATTAAATGGTCGTGCAGCGATGATTGGATTCGTTGCGGCAGTAGCATCTTACTTCACTACTGGACAGGTCATTCCAGGAGTATGGTGATGTTGTTGTTAGCGACCTGTATGTTAGGTGCATTTATAATTCATTCTGCACTTAAAGATACTGACGTTGATGATGACGACGACATGAGTGGTGGGATGATGATTCCTGCCACTGTCCCCACTCCTTGACAAACACAATCAAATAGACTATAATTCCTGGGAGGTTAGTCGCCTCCTTTTTATTGTACCGTAAGGGGTGTAAAATCTCTATAACGGATGTCGAATTCTATTCATTTTTATGCTTAACAAAATTCTTCCACTTGCTTTGATTACATCTATCCCTGCTGCTTGTGCCTATCCAAGCATCAGTGAGATTAAGAATCCTCCCACCGTTGACGTGACTGTTAATGAGGAGAAAGCAGTCACCATTGAGGTGGTAGAGAAGGAGTGGAAGTGTCCTACTTGCAATAAAAATGAGCAATATGTTCTTGAACAACTCCAAGAGAAAACCCGAATCTCAGATCGCAATGCACTTGCAACGATCATGGGAAACATTAAATCGGAAAGCAACTTCCATCCCAACATATGCGAGGGAGGGGCTAGAGTTCCTTACGACCGTTGCTATAGCGGGGGGTATGGTCTTATTCAGTGGACCTCAATAGGCCGTTACAACAACCTTGGCAAGTTTGCCACTAAATATGGATATGATCCTTCTTCACTAGAGGGACAAACGGCATACATGATCAACGAATCTGTGTTCCAACGTTATCTTCCTGAGTTTGAAGGTACTGGTCGTACAGTTTCTCAATATATGGTTCCTGCCTATTATTGGTTAGGATGGGGAATCAAAGGTCATCGTGAACTGTATGCATATGATTATACTAAAAAACTGGTATTTGCATGATTAACACCGTTACAAACTTCATTAAATCCTTCTTCATTTCTAAAAGTGAATTGGAATGTACAATTGATGAGGAAAAAGTTGACTGCGATCAACTAAATGATCCAGAACCTCCTTATCTGGGAGTTCCTGCTCCAGTGATTATGCCTATCGATGAATGGTTTGTTGACTCTAGTATTGAGCCTGTAAAAACTGAAAAGCAAATTACTCATGAAGAAATGCTTGAGGAAGCAGCACGTCGTGAAGAAGAAAACAATCAAAATAATGAACCAGAAAACATTCATCAAGTGATGTATGAAATGGCTACTTCTTCCTGGACTACTGTGGGAGAAACTCAAGGTGGTTCCGAAAATGTTTGGCAATCTGGTACTGGATTGGGGCAATTTCGATGAGTCTTGATGATTGGCGTTATAGTGGTGATAAAATGAAAGTGCGAGAACAAGCACTTAAAGTCTTGTTGGCAAAGTTTGGTCATCAAATGGAGGGAGTAACACCTAAATATTCAAACCAATCTATCTACGAGTGTGCCCATGACTGGGTTTCTCAAGGCAATATGCACACTGCAGGGATTGTAAAATACTACGAGGCATATTATGCAAAAAGTAATTAATGTTATTGCTCTGCTATCAGGACTGACTTCATTGGCAGTCATTGGTGGCGGAGTTTTTGTTTATAGTAATATGGATAAGTGGAAAGAAGAGGCAAAGGAAAATCTTGCTAATGCTGCAGTTGAAGCAATTTCAGAAGCACTTCCTGGATTGATTGATTCTTCTATGCCAAGTGTCCCAGAAGTTACAGGACCAGCTCTTCCATCTACAACAGGACCTAATATTAATCTACCATGAAGAAAATCATTATGAGTTTGTTGGCAGCAGCATCACTAACTGCTCCAGCATTGGCGGATAACTCTAAAATCACCAAGGGTTATAATACTATGGATTCCATGGGGTGTATGATTCTACGAGAATGCACCGATGGAGTCGAAGAAGTCTTTAGTCTTTTGGATGTTTCTAGTCAGTACTCCAATACTGAGTCTTTTACACATGTTTCTGTTGAGTTCAACAACATGCTTGTTTCCCTTAATCAAGTCGGAGTTAAGGTGTTTCTAGCAGATCAAAAGTATTTCCCAGTAGGACATCGTGGTGTCTATCATACTGTAAGTAATAACTTTTTCTTGAACAAAGCATATATGGGTCGCCCATCTACACTTATGACTGTGATGCGTCATGAAGGATGGCACGCAGCACAAGATTGTATGGCAGGCAGTATTAAGAATAGTCTGATTGCTATCATCAAACCAGAAGAGGATGTTCCTAAGGTTTGGCGAGAGATGGTTGAAAAAACTTATCCATCATCTGCTGTGCCTTGGGAAGCAGAAGCAAAATGGGCTGGACTTACTGAAGGTATGACAATGAAAGCACTTCAGGCATGTGCTAAGGGAGAGATGTGGAAAGTTTATCCTCCAACACCATTGACTCGCAAATGGTTGGTCGAGAACGGACATCTTCCTAAATAGAGATGCCTTGTCTTCTACTCAATGCTCGGAAATAAATCTAAAGCAAAGGTAGAAGAGAAAGACGACCAGCATGAAGATAAAAGTGAAGTTCTTGGTAATTTGGTGAAAGTTGTTGTACTTATTTGGTCCGCTTCTCTCCTAACCTTTAGTTACGTTCGCTTACCTAACGGTCAAAAGATTCTTGACTTTGACCCTACATTCATCGCTTCGGTCTTCTCCGGTTCATTAGCTGCATTTGGATTGTCTCCTGCTAAAGCAGGTGGTGCCGCTGCTAAAACTGCACCAGCGATCAAAAAAGAAGAACCATCTGTAGTGTCTGCGGTTGAACCTAAGAAACCATGAATAAAATACTAAAACAATCTACAGAAACTGTAGGTGAAACCCCATCAACATCAAAACAAATCTCTCCATTCAAGTGGTTTGTTATTGGTGTTGGTGGGGTTATTGCTGTAGCGCACATTGGTGTTCTTGGTCATTTGATAAAGAAAGAACCTGCTACTCAACAACCACCCACATTCAATCTCCCCCGCGGCCCATATTCATCTTATCGAATTAAGGCAGGTAAGGATGGGTATGAAATTGAATATCGTGCAAATGATCCCAAAGTTTTGGAATCTGAAAGATCGATGAATCTTAATAGAACTAGACAGGGATGGTTTGGTGGTGGTACAGAAAAACGTGATGAATATCGTCGCGATCAATATACTATGGAAGGTGTGAGAAATATGGGAGGTGCAACAGGTGAAGAGGGAAAGTCTGCAAAAGACATAGAGTGCATCGTGGCGGACGCTGGAGCACGGTCACAAGGTGCGATGGCAGGTAGTGCTATTTCTGCTGGAGTTATTGTTCCTGCTGTAATTAATATTCCCTACATTGGGTGGTTAGCTGCAGGATGGGCAACTCTTCTAGGACAAAATGTTGGTTCTGAACTTGGCTCTGAAGTTGGATCTATGATTAATGATTGCTAATGAAATTTGATTTAGATATGGAAGATTTTACAATCCTCCAAAATGCTTTACATTATTATAAACATGTTGAGAAACGCGGACATTTCTCTAAGTTTGATGAAGAGCGTGTAAATAGGTTGAGAGATAAACTCTCTTATCAAATGATACCTAGTATGAATAGTAAAGATGGAACTGTTCCTTCGCCCCCTCGCGGATATAAATGACCCAACGTGGAGTGTAATTGTTTCCCTTGCCATTCTTTTGGCAGGGGTTTTGTATTATGTTGCATATATACTTCGTATGGCAAATAATGAAATGAAAGATGAGCGACCTGACGAATAAGGATGCCGAACAGGATTCTAAACTTGCGGTATTAGAAAGCAAGATTGAAAGTTTTCGTGAAAGAATTTATGCTCTTGAAGCAGAAACATCTGGTGTATCTGTTATTGATAGCACTTTAGAGAATGCCATTCGTCGTATTGAGATGGTTCACAGTCGTATAGATAAGACTGAGGAAAAACTCAAAGCACTTGATAATGAATTGCGTGGAAGAATCCGTAAAAATGAAATATGGATTGCTGGTGCTGCTGCAGTCATATCTGCGGTAGTTACTATCATCGGAATTGCCGTATCAGTAGAGTCACAGGAGATCGATTATGGGCGCAATGGTTCCACCCAGCAGGAAGTCTTGTTACAACTTTCGCGTAGTTGAAATCAATAGAGTTGTTGATGGTGATACCATTGATGTAACTATTGATTTAGGATTTGATTTATTTAAAAAAGAAAGAGTTAGAGTTGCTGGTGTTGATACTCCAGAGAAGAGAACAAGAGACGATGAAGAGAAAGCATTGGGATATGATGCAACAAATTGGTTAAAGGAAAAACTAGAAGGAGCAATTAGTGGTGATGATGACCTTATTATTCGTACTGAGCTTGTCGGCGGCATGGGCAAGTATGGTCGCTTACTTGGGTGGTTGTACATTGGTGACGCAGAACTCTCCCTCAACGAACAAATGATTACCGAAGGATATGCCTGGGCATACGACGGTGGTACTAAGCAGAAGAACTTTGAGGAACTCAGAGAAATTCGTAGACAACATGGGACATTAGTATGATTTCTAGCATTTTTATTTTTGGATTTATATTTCTATTGTCCTTTACTCTAGACAGAACTTGGCCAGTAAGATATCGAAGTGGTGACATAAATTAATTAAAATTTACTGAGAATTGTTAAATAATTAAACTTATTGTAACACTATGGCGCAATCAACCTACAAAAAGAGAGTAAAGAAAGAAGCATCTGAAACTTTCTTTCTATATGTTTTCTTCCATTCTATTTGGACTGGTATTTTTAAATTCTTTGAGGACTAATGGAGATACCTAACATCACTTCTCCCAACATTAATATCAGGGAGATTGACATTCCACAGGTCATAACTGCAAACGAATATTACACATCAACACCATTATCGCCACCTGTTGTGGTAAATATTGGTGTACCAATTGTTGATGTTCCTGGTTGCGTTGAAGCCCATGAGAGCAACAACAAATCTAAAACTGTAGGTCAAGATGACGAAGCAGGACTGGTTACGTATTGTGACGCTGGCATTCCCAGTTATAATCCTATTAATTTTGAACCTGAACAGATAGTTCCTACTTATCCTGCTGGTGTAGATACAAGACAACCACCAGCACCAGAGGTTCCTAAGACACCAGAAATTCCTAAAGCAGCAGCACCTGCTACTGCTAAGATTGATTGTCCTACAGCATCACAGCAGGCAAAGGAACCTGTTGGCACATACATCGAAGGATTTAGAAAGAAGGTCACTGACTATCAGTTGATTGGTAATGAGTGTGTTCAGATAACAGAAGCAGTTCCTATTCCCCAACAGATTATTGCTGGACTTCCTTCTGGAGGACAAGTGATGCAAGTTGGTGGTGTTGCTGTTATTGCTACAGCATCAGCATTATTAGCAAAACCGTTGGCAGACATCCTACTAAAGGTTGTCAAACCAACGGTCAAAAAAGTTATGAAAAAGATTGCTAAGATTAGGGGGAAGACAGTTCCCGTACTGTCTGCTGCCGAGCGCAGAAATGAGCAAAGAGACCGAAACCGTGCTATAATGGCTCTGAGACAAACGCTCAAACCAAAATGACCTACGATGCAACTGTTGAATTTAAGTTTGATGCTACTTACACTCACGATTATACTCGCGGGTTTGCATCTCACCTTGGTGATGATGACTTCCTACCTGAAGAGCATTTCCTGATCACTGCTCCTGCTGCTGATCTTAACTGCAAACAGTATTTCAAGTTATTTGAGAAGTTCATGCTATGTGTAGGCATGTGCCCCTCATCTATCAGATCAGGTGCTATGTCATTGGTATTCAATGATTGTGTCAGTGAAGACGAACAGCGTAAACTCTGTAAAGAGTATGATCTTACTATGAATGAAGACCTTCAAGATAAGTTTGAGGAGTGGAAGATTCGTGATGCTGAGGTTGAGCGTCTGATGAATAGTCACAAAGAAAATGTTATTGGAGTAGAACAATGAGTATCCCACATTTCAAATCTAACCACGACTGGGAAGCATTTACCCAGATCTTTGATAGTCAGTGGCATTGTAAAAGAGCACTGCTAAATCGTGTCAAGGATGATCTCTTTCCTGGATATGAGTGGCACACACTCACACCAAAAACCTTGGAAGTGATCAATGACATGGTACAATCCATGCTATATGATGTAGATCGTCAGTTTAAAGAGAATCATCAGGATTACAAAACTGATGATGATGAAATCTTCATTCCTTATCGTTCATTCAAAGAGAATGTGCTTGAAGCATTGAATGAAGCACTCACTCCTTACCAGTTGTTAGAGCGGGACCAAGATCCTCAGCCTTCTGAGACACAGGAGCAGGGATAGCATGGACGTGTGGATGCTGGTGTCCTGGAGGATTATTCACCACCACATCAGCACACACTTTATAATAAGGTGAGCGAGGGTGGAATTGAATACCCTGCTTCATCAACTCGCCACAATTCTTTAGTCTAGCGATCTCAAAATCTAATCTCTTGTTAGCAGTTTGTTGTTGCATCAAAGCGATGTTAGCAGCAGCTGCTTCTTTACATTGATCCTGTAGTTTTTGATCAAGTGGTTTGCTCCATGTCATAGAGAAACCAACACCCAAGTTGTAGTTATCCTTTTGTCCAGTTCTTACAGGAACACGATACAAAACAGAACCAGGATTGTCAGGAGCACCATCTTCATCCAGGTCTCTCATATCATAAACAGGATCATTATAATAAGGTTCATAAGGTTTGGTAGCAGAAGCACTACCAGTGACATATGGTGTGAAGTTTAGTGTAGGTCCTTGGCATTGTATACCTCCGCCATATGTATTTGTGATATAGGGACCTTGTAAAACCTGAATGGCTTGGTTGGTCACCGAGCCAGAGCTATTTGCTACTGGAGCAGCTGTAGCACTAACACCCCCGACTTCAGCGTATGCTTGAATTGGGAAAGCAAGATTGATACCTACTGCGAGAAGATAGAGGTAGTGTCGGTTATGCTTGTGACCTCGGTGGTCCTTTGAATTATTGTTTGATTGCTGAGACCTGGACCTTTGTACGTTTCTGTGAACTGAAACGCTCCCCCTGGAGTTGTCTGTGTAAAGTTCGGTCTGCTTGTTATTCCTGTCCATGATGATGTCACGCCATCTATAGTTACATTGTTAGCACCTGTGCCTGGTTGTAAAGAACCTGATGCTGTAATTCCACTCCCAGTTACTGAATACTGATATCCAGTGTTATAGTCCATCGAGTTGATGGTTTCTGTAATCTTTTGTGTCGTCTCTGTATGACTGGTCATGGAGCCTTGTGTGAAATTTGGTACAACCGGAACTGAATATGCTGGTTGTACCAAACCATGTATTGCACCAAGAACCAATCCGAGACCGATTGCTTCTGATAATCTAGTCATATTTATTATCAGTCAATAACGGTGATTTCAGTAACGAACTGTCCTGTCGCAGATGAACCTGCACCACCAGCAGTTAGAGTGATAGCATGACTTCTGTCAATCGTTCCAGCTAGAGTGCTAGCAGAACCAGCAGCATAAGAGGTAAGGTTGCCGAAGTTGGGAACATCACCTGTGCTAACAGCAGAAGCAGGAACACTATCTGCTGCGTTATACGATTCACTCAACGACCAATCTTGACCAGATGTAGTGACAGTGTATGTGCCAGCACCAGAGGTAGCACCACCCATCGTGCCTGCTGTGATGTTAGAACCAGAAGCAGAATAACTACCACCGATTCTTACCGCAGTGGTGCGAGCAGCATCAACAGTCAGTTGAACGCTAGATGCATGTTTAGTAACAAGTCCGCCAGCATTTGCTGCACTTGCGGTCATCAGTAACATTCCAAAAGCTATTAACGCTTTCTTCATTAACCTAGAGTATTTACACTGGAAGTATTTAGGAAAAGATATGGTAGAATAAATATATAAAAAGTTCTCTGAAAGATGAGTTTATACAGCAGAGCACTTAAGCACGTAGATATGAAGCGTGTGAAAAAGTTGCACGAACAAAAATTAGAGGAAAATAATAATCTCAAAAGATTGCAAGAAGAAAGGTTAGAGTATCTAAGAAATCTTTGTAGCCCAGAATTTTCTAATTGGAGAT